GCGTGACCAAGGCCGTGATCAGCGCGTTTACCGCTGGCACGGTCCCCGCCGTGTCGGCCCAGGCGCCCCGGCGGAGGAGCGCAGGGCTCGCCGCGCTTACCGACCGCGAACGCGAGGTAGTCGCCCTGGTCGCGGCTGGACTGTCCAACGACGAGATCGCCACCCGGCTCGTGGTCAGCCCGCTGACCGCGAAGACGCACGTGAGCCGCGCGATGACGAAAGTGGCCGCCCGCGATCGTGCCCAGCTCGTCGTCTTCGCCTACGAGTCCGGTCTGATCTCCCCCACCAGGGGCGATCACTAGAACCACTGCGCAGACTGGAGTCTACAGGAGCGCGCTGGAAGGCGTTGGAGGGGCTTGGAGACGTTACATGTAAGGCTTACATGGTTGCTCGCTCCTCGCGACGCCAAGAAATGTCAGACCCTCGCCGTACCGTTCGTACATGGACGACTGCATTCCGTGCACCTGGCAGGTGGTCATCACGATCCCGCGCCGCGCCGGACCCGGCTCGCCCGTACCGGTGAGGCTCGCTGACGCGCTGCGGCGTGCCGAGTCGGTCTATGCCCGCGCTGGCCTGCTCAGCGTGTGGTCGGGCGTGGACGGCTGACCGGACGATCCTGAGCATGCTCGTCCGCGCTGCCAGCGAGGACACGGCACAGGCGGTGGGCCGTCTGGTAGCGCTCGCCGTTCAGCCCTGCGCGGGCAGATGAGATCCCGCGAGTGTGAAGCGCGATAGGCGAGCGTGACAGGTTAGCCGAACGCTATCCCGTGGCTGGCGCGCAGCATCCCCGGGCGTGTCGCTCCGTAGTCACACGAATAACTTCCTGTACCGTCAGCCTCATGTAACCAAAGGCGGCCGCCCACCTGTTGGACGCAGGTGGACGGCCTGTGAAAACCCGCACCCATTTCAACGACCAGTCTCCAAGTGTGAGGGCTTCGCCATGCAATCTAACAGTTCTGTTCAGGGGTATACCGGTGAAACGCCGGCGGGCACCATGTTGCCTGGTGACGACTGTCACGTCGGCGCTTCATTCGGTGCCGAGGCCCTGAGCGAGACCGATCTCAAGTACCCGACCGAGCCCGTGACGGCCGCGCATTTCGGCTGCTCGACGCGCCGCCTGGCCGATCTCCGCCGGGCCGGGAAGATCCCGTACATGCGGACCGGCCGCGAGATCCGGTACCGCCGCGCCGATTATCCGCTGATCGAGGCGGCCATGACGTTCGGCAGCCGCACGGCTGCCCGCGCGGGCAAGCGGTCATGATGATCGTCATCGCGTGGATGTCCACGCTCGCGCTTGCGGTGATCGCCACCGCGTCGGCGATCACCGGGTACTGGCGGTCACGGCTGGCCAGCCTGCTCGCCGCCGCCGCGCGGCACGCTGTCCCGTGCTCCGCGCCGTGCAACTGCGGTCAGGCCAGGCTCGCCGTGACGGAACTGGTCTTGCTCGCCGCGAGCCCGCCGAAGGCCAGTCACCTGATGTGGAGCACGGCCGATGACGCCTGACTTCGGCCCCGCCCAGCTCGCCCGCGTGCTGCGCGGCGCCGCCCGCCTCCTCGAGGATCACGGCTGGACGACCGGCTATTTCCGGTCGCCGGAGGGCTGCTACTGCATCGTCGGGGCTATCCAGGCAACGGCCGGCGACGACATCGAGGCGGTGACCGCCGCGGCGGCGGTCTCGGCCTGGCTCACCGGCCACGGCGAGGACATCTCGCTCACCCGCTGGAACGACGAGCGGTGCCATTCAGGCGTCAAGGCGGCCCGGCTCCTGCGTACTGTCGCGGGCCGGCTCGCCAGCGTCGCCGCCGGGGACAGAGGAGCCTGCGATGCGACAGCCTGACCCGTCCGCCGCCACCGCACGCGATCACGCCCTAGCCGCCGAGGCCGCAGAAGGGAGCAGATGATGACCAGCGCGGCGAAACGCATGGGGAGTAAGGCAGAGCGCGAGGTCGTGGTGTTCCTGCGGAGCGCCGGGTTCCCGCATGCTGAGCGGCGCATCGCCGGCGCGCGCCTGGACCGGGGCGATATCGCCGGCATCCCGGCCGTCGCTATCGAGGTCAAGGACCACGGACGGACCGAGCTCGCCGCGTGGGTGGACGAGGCCCGCGCGGAGGCCGGGAACGCGGACGCGCGGTGGCCGGTGGTCTGGCACAAGCGCCGCGGGCGCGGGTCGGCTGGCGACTGGTTTGTCACGATGGACGGGGCCACGTTCGCCGCGATGCTCGCGGAGGCCCTGCGGTGACCGCGCCGCCGAGGCGGGCGGTCGCGCCGCTGTGGACGCTGCCGCGCCGGTGGTTCCGCTCGGGTGATGCGGCGAGCATGGTCATCTTCACGTTCGCGCGGGACGGCGGCGGCGGCCTGCGGCTGGTGATGTCGTGCGAGGCGTGCGACACGCGCCGGACGTGGCGCCTGAATCCCGAGCACGGCGGGTTCTGCGGTGTGCCGGTGCCGGGTCAGGTGCTGGACCCGGACGAGGTGTGCTGGCACTGCGGCACGGCCCGCCGCTCTGAGGAGCCAGAGGAGTGGCCGTGCTGACCGCGTGCCGGCGGCCGGCACGCGGCACGCCTGCGGTCACGCGGGTCCTCCTCAGCTCAGAGGGGGACGTGTAGAGATGCCGTGGGTCCGGTTCGATGACATCTGGCCTCTCCACCGTAAGGTCAGCGGTTTGTCGGATGCTGGTTACCGGTTGGCTTCCGAGTCCATTTTCTGGTGCGCCCGCAATCTCACGGACGGGCGCATCGTAGAGGATGACCTGCGGAGTGTCAGCGCGGCAGCCCGCAACGGCAACGCTGTGACCGAGCTGGTGCGGAAAGGCATATGGCACGACGGCGCCACGCATGACTGCCCGTCCTGCCCTCGCACAGAGGACGGGTGGGTGATCCACGATTACCTCGACTACCAGCCGTCCAAGGCGAAGGTCGAGGCGGAGCGGGAAGCGAAGCGGAAGCGGCAGGGACGCTGGCTCGAAAAGCAGAGACGCGTCTCTAACGCGTCTGGAGACGCGTCTGGAGACGTGCCCCCGTACCCGCCCCGCCCCGAAGGACGGCGGGGCGCGTTGCGCGCCGTGCCGCGTGAGCATCCGACGCTGCCATGGTGCGGCCGGTGCGACGAGCGCACCCGCCTGACGACCAACGCCGACGACATGGTGTGCCGGTGCCCGGACTGCCACCCGCTCGCGGGTGGTGACGTGCCATGACCGCCGAGGAGGTCCGCCCGGCCGCCGCCGAGCTGGCCGCGCTCGCAGCCGCGTCCCGTGGCTGGGACGCGGTCCAGGTCCGGGGCATCCTGGCTGCCGCTGCCCAGGCCGGCATGACCTGGCCCCGCGCCCTCGCCGAGATGACCCGCATCATCCTCGATCCCGCCGCGCAGCCCGGCGACCTGCACCGGACTGCGATCGCACGGGGCCGAGGGATACCCGCCGAGCGGAACGCCGCGCTCGCCGCAGCCGCCCGCACCCTGCTCAACGAACGAATCCACGGGGAAGGAACCAACACGTGACCAGGTACAAGCCCGAAGCGCTCTGGCGGCAGCGGTGCCGCGAGCGGTCAGCACGCGGCCTCGCCGCGACCGCGAAGGCCCGCATGCGCCCTGTCGCCTCGACGCTCCCGAGCGTCCTGCATGACCCGATCGCCGTCGACACCCTGCTGGCCCGCGTCCGCTGCATCGCCGACTGGCACGAGCTGACGCTGCTCCTGGCCGGCCGGGTCAGCGACAAGGACCGCAGATGAGACCGGTCCCGGACGCCGGGGACCTGCTCGGCGCGTACATGCACGTGTACGGCCCCGACGTAGCCGCGGCCTGCGTGCACGTCTGGGGCCGGCCGGGGCACACGGCACGCTCGTACATCGCGCCGAACGGGGCGACGCGGATGCGGTGCGACTGCGGGTTCGCTACCGGACCCGGCATCACGAACGGGGGAGATGACGATGACCGGACCTGAGCACTACGCGGCAGCGGAGGAGCTGATCGGCCGGGCGATCCCGCCGGGCCAGGACTACATCCCGGCACCGACGCTCGCGCTGCTGGCGCTCGGCCACGCGGTTCTGGCCGCGGCGGCCGCGATCGCCCTCAACGCCGAGCTGCCCGAGCGGTTCGCGTGGATGAAGGCCGCAGGCCAGCCGGGGAGGACCCTCCGGTGACCGTGACCTGCGCCCGCGCCGAGGCGGCACGCGAGAGCCTGGCCGCCATCCCCCGCCTGTACGTCCGGCTGCACCTCGCGCTCGGCGTGCACGGCGGCGGCGCTGACCGGGCCGCGACCGCGACCGCCGCGCCGCTGCCGATCCGCCTCGACGCCTGGACCGCCATGGAGGACATCACCCGGACCGTGGTGTCCTGGCACGGCCGCGCGCTCCTGCGCAGCGGCGCCCGCCGCTGCCCCGACCCGCGCACCGCCGGCCCGCGCCAGCTCGGCTTGTCGGCACGGTGGCTGGCGGGCGCGTGGGAGTCCGTCACCGCCAGCGATGACGGACCCGGCCTGTGCGAGTCGCTGATCAGGGTCGAGGGCCGCGCACGGCACGTCCTGAGCCTGGACAAGCTCGTGCACCCGCTCCCGGTGCCGTGCCCGCACTGCGGCGGGCAGCTCTCCCGCGCGGACGGCACGAGCGTGGTCCGCTGCCGCGGCTGCCGGGCGTCGTGGACGGAGGAGATGTACCGGCTGCTGGTCACCATCCTGGCCGCCGAGCTGACCGGGGCGGGCACGTGACCGGCACGCCGCTGCTCACCGGCCGCGAGGCCGCCGCGCTCGCCGGCGTGTCCTACTCGGCGTTCAGGAACTGGGTCGCGGCCGGCCTGCTCAAGCCGGTCGGGAAGCAGGCCGTCCTGACCATGGATGGCCGTACCCGCTGGGTGCAGGTCTTCAGCCCCGCCCACGTGCGGGCCGCTGAGCAGGCGACACGCGAACGTCACGCTACGTGGGGGAGACTTGCGCATCGTGTCCGTGCGGGACATGATGACCTCATGCTGGGATGAGTGTCTGACCTGGGACTGAGCGGGGGCGCGTGAGGTGGAACGCGCTCCGCGCCCCTGCTCGACCCCGGGATGCCCCGGCGTCACGGCCGGCCGCGAATCCCGCTGCGGCACCTGCCGCGCACGCGCCGACCAGCGGCGCGGCACCCAGGCAGAACGCGGGTATGACGGCCGCTGGCGCAGGGTGATCCGGCCCCGGCAGCTCCGCCGCCAGCCGGCATGCGAGGGGTGGCCCGTACCGGGCTCCTGCGGCCGGCCGGCGACGCAGGTCGACCACAAGGACGGCGACACCGCGAACAACGACCCGTCGAACCTGCGGAGCCTGTGCGCCCGCTGCCACGCACGCCGCACCGCCGCCGACCAGCCAGGCGGCTTCCGCCTTCCCTGAACCCGAAAGGACCGGGCACCGTTGATCATCGCGCTTGCCGTGCTCATCGCCGAGATTGCCGTCATCGGAATCCCGATCGCCGGCGCCCTGCAGCACATCTCCGAGATCCTGGCCACCCCCGGCGAGGCCTACGCGCTGCGCGAATGGCTGACCGCCTCATCCGGCGAGCCAGCGGGCAGCGGACGCGGGCATGTGCGGGTCATGCCCGGCTGCGCCCCCGCCGACGCAGACGCCGGGGACGCCTGACAGCATGAAAAGGCCCCTCGCCCCGACTATGACTCGGGACGAGGGGCCCTTGCCCCCGAAGCGCCTGGCGGCTCCTAGCTGGCCGCCGCCGCCTTCGCGCGTGATGCACGCGGCGTCTTCGGCTTCGGCTCCAGTGCCTCCTCGGTCTGCTTGTCACGGTAGGCACGCGCCGCCTCCAGGCAGCCCGCGCACCACAGGTACGGCTCACCCGCCGACTGCTTGGCCGCCGCCAGCGACCGCTGCCGGAACACCGTCAGGTGCTCGGTGCACCGCGCGGCGTGGGTGAGGTCGTGGTCGGGATACAGGAACTCGGCCTCGGGCTCCCCGTCACCCTCGGGCCGGTGCGGTGACTTCAGGTTCAGCACCTCGACCCGAGACAGCGCCGGGAGCTTGCGGTACTCGCCCTGCACGTACCGCTCGTCCACCGGGATGTGAGCGACCGCCAGCTCACGCTCCAGCGCCTCGACCTGATCCTTCGCGCTCTTGAGCTGGAGCGCGACGTACTCGGCCGGGTCCATGCCCTCGGGGATGCGGTTCGCGGCGGCGCGGGACCGGCTACGACGTTCTGCCATCTGTCTTTCTCCTCTTCACGGTTGTGCCCGCCCCGGTCTGGGGCGGTGCGGACACCGAGGATACCCGGCGTAATCATCCCTGGCCCTTCGGCAGAAACGGAACCATGCCCGATACCAGCACCGCGACCGCCTTGACACTCGTCACCGCAATCGAGCAGGCCCGCGTTGACTCCCTGGCCGAGTACCCGGGCAACCCCCGGATCGGCGACGTGGACGCGATCGCCGCGAGCCTGGCCGCCAACGGCCAGTTCGCGCCCGTGGTCGCGCAGGTGTCCACCCGCTACGTCCTGGCCGGCAACCACACCGTCAAGGCCGCCGCCCAGCTCGGCTGGGAAACCATCGCGGTGACGTGGGTCGACGTGGACGCCGCCGCGGCGAAGCGGATCGTGCTCGCCGCGAACCGCACCGCCGAGCGCGGCTCCTACGACCAGGCAGCACTCGCCGAGATGCTGACCAGCCTGGACGGCGATTACGCGGGCTCGGGGTGGGACGCGGGCGATCACGATGCGCTGCTCAAGCTCCTGGCCCCGCCGCCGCTCGATGACCTCGCCGGCAAGCACGGCGAGCCCACCGCGACGGGCCTGTGGCCCGTCGTCCGCGTCCAGGTCGCGCCGCATGTGCATGCCGCGTGGACCGCGCACGTCAAGACCTGCGACGGCGACCAGGCCGCCGCGCTCGCCGCTCTCCTCGGCATCACCACGGAAGGGACGGACACCGTTGCGCACCTTTGAGGGATGGCGGCCCCAGCCGCCGCAGGAATACGCCGCCAAGGGCATTACCAACGCGGGTGCCGCCCCCGATTACCAGGGCGTTATCTTCAGCGACGGCACCGTGTGCATCCGCTGGTGCACCGAGTACAAGTCGCACAGCACCTGGCAGTGCTGGGCCGATTTCCACCGGGTCCACGGGCACCCGGAGTACGGGACGCTCATCAAGTTCAGCGACGGCGGCTCCGCCCCAGACGCGTGAACCTCGCCTACCCGGTCGACACCCTGGTCTCCTATCACTACTACGGCGGCGACGACATCATGGAGGCGATCACCGGGGCCGGGCGGCTGCGCCTGATCGGTGACAGCGGCGCGTTCAGCGCGCATACCCAGGGCGCCGTGATCACCCTCGGCGCCTACGCCGGGTGGGTCAGCCGATGGCAGGACCGCCTCGCGTGGGCGGCGTCCCTGGACGTGATCGGCGACCCCGACGCGACGTGGGCGAACTGGCTCCAGCTCCGCGACGGGCACGGCGTGACCACCGTGCCGACCCTGCATGCCGGGACCGACCCGGCGTGGCTGGACCGGTACGCGGACGAGGGCGTGGACTTCGCCGGCCTGGGCGGCCTGGTCGGCAGGCAGGCCGCGGCGGTCATGCCGTGGCTGGTGCACGTGTTCCGGTACTGCCGCGACCGGCACCCCGCCATGCGGTTCCACGCGTGGGGCGTGTCCGGCCGCCGCATCCTCGACGCGCTGCCGTTCTGGTCCGCCGATTCCTCCTACGCCCTGTCCGCAGGGTGGCGGTACGGGAAGTTCTTCCTGTTCGACCCGCGCACCGCGCGGACCACCGGGTTCGCCCTCGACGGCCGCGACCCGTACCGGCACAACGACCTGATCAGCCGCATCTACGGCGCCGACCCCGCCAGCCTGACCCCCTCGAACCGGACCGCCTGCGTCAAGCTCGCCGCCGCGTCCGCCCAGCAGTACGCCGCGTGGCTCCAGGCCCGCCACAAGGTGACCCCGCCCGCGTCCGCGACGCTGACCGGCACCCGGTTCCACGTCGCGCCGTGCAAGAGCGAGGTAGCCAGCCTGCTGACCGGCCCGCGCGTGCACGTCACCACCGCCGAGAACGCCCTGATGAAACGGATCGCCGAATGATCATCCTGCTCTCCGGAGGCATGGACTCCACCGTCCTGGCCGCGCACTGCCTCGCCGCCGGACTCCATACCGAGGCGCTGACCGTCGACTACGGGCAGCGGCACGCCCGCGAGATCGAGGCGGCGAAGGCCGTCGCGTCCTACTTCGGGATCCGCCACGACGTGATCACCCTCCCTGTCGGGCCGCTGCTCACGGGGTCCGCGCTCACCGACCCGTCCGTCGACGTGCCGGACGGCCACTACGCCGAGCCCAGCATGGCGGCCACGATCGTCCCCAACCGCAACGCGATGATGCTCATGACAGCCGCAGCGGTCGCCGCCGCACGCGGTCACTCCCTCGTCGCCACCGCCGTCCACGCCGGGGACCACCCGGTGTACCCCGACTGCCGGCCCGAGTTCGTCGAGGCCGCGTCGCGGTGCGCCGCACTCGGCACCGCCGGGCACGGTGACGTGGAGATCACCGCGCCGTTCGTGACCATGACCAAGGGCGAGATAGCCCGGCACGGCCTCCGGCTCGGTGCGCCGCTGGAGCTGTCGTGGTCCTGCTACAAGGGCGGCGAGCGGCCGTGCGGGACCTGCGGGACCTGCACCGAGCGGGCCGAGGCATTCGCCCTGGCCGGCGCCCCCGACCCCGCCATCCTCGAGGCGGGCCGGTGACCCGCCACTCAGTCACGGTCAGGCACACGTGGGAGGCGGCGCACCGGCTCCCGCACCTGCCCGGCAAGTGCCAGAGCCTGCACGGCCACTCCTGGGCCGCCGCCGTCACCGTCACCGCGCCCGAGCTGGCCGGCGGCATGCTCGTGGAGTTCGGGCCGTTCAAGACCGCGCTCCGCGCCTGGATCGATGACAACCTCGACCACGGCGCGATGCTCGGCCCCGCCGACCCGCTCACGGCCGCGCTGGCCGGCGAGCGCTGCAAGGTGTTCCCGGTGCCGGGCTGGCCGACCGTCGAGAACATCGCCGCCCTCCTCGCCGTCGTCGCGCAGCGGGAACTGGGCAGGCTGACCCGCGCGCCCGGCGCCGCCGTCGCCTGCGTCCGGGTCCGGGAGACACCCGTGAACGAGGCCGCGTGGCACCGCTGACCCTGGTCGTCTCCGAGGTCTTCGGCCCCACCATCCAGGGCGAAGGACCCAGCGCGGGCCGCTGCGCCGGGTTCATCCGCCTGGGCGGGTGCAACCTCCGGTGCCGCTGGTGCGACGCCGCGTACACGTGGGACGCGGCACGGTATGACCTGCGCGAGGAAACCCGCCGCCTGGCCGTCGAGGAGATCGCGGCGCGGGCACTGCAAGGCGGCCCGCCGCTGGTCGTGATCACCGGAGGCGAGCCGCTGCTGCACCAGGGACAGCCCGGCTGGGACCTGCTCCTCGGCCGGCTCGCCGCCCGCGCCGAGATCGAGATCGAGACCAACGGCACCGTCATGGCCACCCCAGCGACCCTGAGCGTGGCACGCCTGAACGTGAGCCCGAAGCTCGCCCACTCCGGTGACCCGCGCGCCGCGCGGATCCGCCCCGCCGTCCTGGCCGGCCTCGCCGACACCCGCCGCGCCGTGTTCAAGTTCGTGTGCCGCGACATCGCCGACCTGGACGAGGCCGAGGAGATCGCCGTCCGCGCCGCCATCCCCGCGCAGCGGATATGGATCATGCCCGAAGGCACCACCCGCGAGGAGATCACCGCACGCCTCGCGCTCCTCGCCCAGCCCGCCGCCGACCGCGGCTGGAACATCACCACGCGCCTGCACATCCACGCGTGGGGCAACGAGCGGGGCCGCTGATGAACCTGGACGAGGCACGCAGCCACCCCGCCACCGCGCACGCCCGCGCCATGCTCACCGCGCTCGGCCTCGCGCCCTGCCGCGAGGAGACCGCCGACACGCCGGCCCGGTTCGTCCGCGCCCTCGCCGAGCTGACCAGCGGCCTGGACACCGACCCGGCCCGGCACCTCGCCGTGACGTTCCCCCCGCCGTCCGATGATCCCGGCCTGGTCGTCATCCCCGGCATCCCGTTCACCGCCGTGTGCGAGCATCACCTGCTCCCGTTCAGCGGCACCGCGACGGTTGCCTACCTGCCTGCCTCGCGCATCGTGGGCCTGTCCAAGCTCGCCCGCCTGGTGCAGGAGTACGCCGCCCGCCCGCAGGTACAGGAACGCCTCGGTGACCAGATCACCGCGGCGATCGTCACGCACCTCGACGTGCGCGGCGCCGCGTGCATCCTGCGCGCGGTCCACACCTGCATGACCCTGCGCGGCGCCCGCGCGGCCGGCGCGGTCACCGTCACCTCGCACCTGCGGGGCGCCCTCCGCGACGACGCGGCAGCACGCGCCGAGCTGCTGCGGTTCGCCGGGCCGTGACGGTGAAGATGGCCGCATCCACCTGCGATGTGTGCGGCCTGCTGGACCTGTACGACGGCGCGGGCGACGGCATCGGCTCGTGCGACTGCCCGCGCTGCGAGGAGTGCGGCGAGGCGGCCGGGTCGGCCTGGTGCAGGGGATGCCAGCGCGATGACTACGAGCCAGACGGCGACGACTACACCCTCTGGTTAGGGGACGAGGCGCGACGGCACGCGCGGGTCATCCCGCAGTCAGGTTCCCATCTCGGGTCAGCCGGACGGCCAGCGCGGCATTGACGGGCAGCACATCAACTTCCAGGCTGTCGCCGGGACCGGACGTGAACGGCGAGCGCGGCACGGCGATCCACCGGGCGCAGCCGTCGCGGCCGGCGCCGGGATCTCGCAGCACGTCGCACTCGATGACGCTTCCGTCTGCGCGGGTGATGCGGACGCCTTCGGGCGGTGCGTCGTCACCGGTCCAGTCGTGGCACGCACCGCAGTAGCCCTCGCGAATGTCGTGCGGGTTGTGCGAGACCATGCCGCAGCGCGGGCAGCAGAAACCCGGCGGTGATTCCACGCTGGGCAGCGTACACCGGCACGGGCCAGCGCAAACGCACCGCAACGCCACTGTGCGCCTTGCTTCCGCTACTGCGCTGCTGCCGCCGCGAGGGGGTGGGGGGGTGGCAGATGGCGCGGCGCTACCCGGCAACCCCGGGCTAGTGATTTACGCGCGGACACCGAACTGGGACTTTCACCAGTCGAACACCTGGCCCAGTAACCGTGCCTGCGTCTGAGAGCGACGCAGAACACCCCGCGTGACTCGCGGGGTGCAAGTGCATCAACGTGACCGCAGAGACCGTCTCCGGTGCTCTCCGGGACGCACAGACGCAGAGGGGGGACCACCGCAATGCCCAACCCGAGGGGGCGCCCCGCGCGCCCGACCACGGTCAAGCGCCTGCACGGCACGGCCCCCGGCCGCCTCAACGACGAGGAGCCCGTGCCCGACCCGGCGCCGCCGGCCATGCCCGAGGGGTTCTCCGAGACCCAGCGCACGCTGTGGGTGCGGGTGTGCGAGGACCTGCGGTTCATGGGCCTGCTGCACCGCGCCGATACCGAGACGATCACGGCGTACTGCGTGTGGGCCGACCGGCACGACCAGGCGCAGTGGGCGATCAACAAGACCGGCATGCTCGTCCGCAACCGCGACGGGGAGCCGGTCCCGAACCCGCTGCTCAAGAAGGCCTACGAGGCGGACCAGCGGCGCACGACGCTGGCGCGCGAGCTGGGCCTGACCCCCTCGGCGCGGGCCACGCTGCGGCGGACCGCCGCCCAGCCCGGCACCGGGACCGGCGGCGGGAGCGGGCCGGGTGACCTGGCCGACGTGCGGGAGCTGTTCGGGTGAGGCGCGTGCTGTGCCTGCTCGGCGTGCGCCGCTACGCCGTGATCACGTACTGGCGGGGTGAGGGCCGGGTTACCGAGCGACTGTGCCGCGGCTGCTGCCGTGAGCGCAGCGCCCTCGCGGGCCGCTGACCGGCGCACGGTGCCCAGGCGGCGTGATGACGGCCCGCCGCCGTGCGACGCGGCGGCGCTGGCCCGGTTCCAGTCGGCGGCGCTCGGCCCGGTGTGCCGCAAGAGCGGCGAGCACCAGTGCCTGACCCGGAGCCGGCACGCGGTCCTGTTCTTCGAGGCGGCGCTGTGCCACACCAAGGGCCGGTGGTCGCGGCAGCCGTTCACCCTCGCGACGTGGCAGCGCCGCGACATCATCCAGCCGCTGTTCGGGCGGGTGCGGTGGGACGCCGAGGCGGCCCAGTACGTGCGCCAGTACTCGATGGCCTGGATGGAGGTCGCCCGCAAGAACGGCAAGAGCGAACTGCTCGCCGGGTGCGCGCTGTACCTGCTGTCACAGGACGGCGAGGAAGGGGCCGAGGTCTACGGGGCGGCAGCGGACCGGGATCAGGCCCGCGTCGTGTGGGACGTGGCCGCGCGCATGGTGCAGCTGTCCCCGGTGCTGTCCAAGCGGCTGCGGGTGCGGGTGCACGAGCGGCGGATCATCGACGAGCGCAGCGGCAGCTTCTACACGGTGATCAGCCGGGATGCGGCCGGGAACCTGGGCACCAACCCGCACGGCATCATCTTCGACGAGGTGCTGGCGCAGAAGGACGGCAGCCTGTGGGACGCGATGCGCACCGCGATGGGCGCGCGGACCCAGCCGCTCATGCTCGCCGCGACCACCGCCGGGCATGACGCCACCTCCTTCGCGGCGACCGAGCACGCCGAGTGTGTGAAGATCGCTGAGGAACCGGGCCGGGCACCGCACAGGTTCACCTACATCAGGGGACTGGCCCAGGATGCCGATCCGTGGGACGAGCGCGGCTGGAAGGACGCGAACCCGGCGCTGGGTGACTTCCTGAGCCTGACCGCGCTGCGGCAGGAAGCCGCCGAGGCCCGCAACGACCCGACCAAGGAGAACACGTTCAGGCAGTTCCGCCTGAATCAGTGGGTCAGCCAGGCGTCGCGGTGGATGCCGATGGAGGCATGGGACGCGTGCAGCGGCGAGCCGTGGCTGAAACCGGACTGGCGCGTCAAGGAGCTGCACGGCCGCGAGGTGTGGGCCGGGCTCGACCTGTCGGCACGGCACGACCTGACCTCGCTCGCGGTGGTCATCCCGGACGGTCCCGACCCGGCGCACATCCTGTGGCGGCACTGGCTGCCCGAGGACGCGCTGCCGCTGCTGGACGAGGCGACCAGCGGGCAGGCGTCGGCGTGGGCCCGCGCGGGCTGGCTCACGGTCCAGCCGGGCGCGGTGATCGATTACCAGGACCTGTGCGAGCAGGTCGCGGCGGAGCTGAAGCCGTACCGGCTCAGGGAGATCGCTTACGACAAGTGGTCCGGTGAGTACGTCCGCCAGTCCCTGGAGCGGCTGATGGGGCGGGTGCCGATGATCGCCTGCGAGCCGACCTACACCGGCATGACGCCGCCGCTGAACGAGCTGATGGCGCTGGTCAAGACGCATGGCATCGCGCATCACGGCAACCCGGTGGCCCGGTTCTGCATGGACGCGGCCGAGGTCATGCGCTCCACGATGGACCCGAACCTGATCAGGGTCGTCAAGCCGTCGCGGAGCACCGGGGAGAAGCGGATCGACGCCGTGGTGACGGCCGCGCTCGGCGCGGGCGGATGGCGGATCCGCGGGCAGCAGCCCGCCCGCAAGCGCACCGGGCACGGATTCTGAGGAAGGGGCAGGTTCATTGGTGATCGACCTGGATGACGCGGCGGGCCTGGCCTCGGAGATGGCCACGGAGCTGGGCGACCTGCGGCGCGGGTTCGCCGCGCTGGCCGCGTACTACGACGGCGAGCACAAGATGATGTCCGAGCCGTCCCGGCTCACCGCACGCCACCGCGAGCTGCTCGCCGAGTCGGTCACCAACTGGTGCCGCCTGGTGGTCGACGTGGTAGCGGAACGGCTGATCGTCTCCGCGATCCGGTCCTCCGCCAATCCCGAATCCGATGACCAGGCGTGGAAGTACTGGCAGTGCAACAAGCTGGACGCGGCCAGCGTGCAGGTGCACACGGAGTCGCTGAAGCTCGGCGTCTGCTACGTCGCGGTGTGGCCGGGCAAGCGCGGCCCCAGGATCACGGCCGAGTCCCCGATGCTGTGCCATGTCCGCCACGACGAGGTGAGCGGCGAGCCCACAGCGGCGCTGAAGGTGTGGCAGTCCAGGTACGGCAAGCGTTACACCTACGCCACCTTGTACCTGCCCGACGCGGTGTACCGGTTCCGGTCGGCGGCCGGGGCCGGGGTCACCGCCGTGCCCTACACGCCCCGAGCTGACGTGAGCGCGCCGCTGTCCGGTACCCGCTGGATTCCCCGCGACGCCGATGACGACGGCGGCCCGGTGATCGCCAACCCGCTGGGCGTGGTGCCGTTCGTCAAGTTCGCCAACCAGCCTGACCTGCTCGGCGGGTACACCAGCGAGATCGCCGGCATCCTGCCCGTGCAGGACCGCATCAACCGGACGGTCTTCCACCGCCTGCTGTGCCAGGAGTTCAGCGCGGCGCCGCAGCGGTACGTGTGCGGGCTGGATGTCGACACCGATGACGAGGGCCAGCCCCGGCAGCCCTATGACACGGCGGTCGACCGGCTCTGGATCGCCAGCGACCCGGAGACGAAGTTCGGGCAGTTCCCGCCGGCGTCCACCGCTGATCACCAGGCGGCGACCACGGCCGACGTGCAGGCGATCGCCACCACGTCGCGGACACCGCCGCACTACCTGCTGTCCGGGATGGGCGTCTTCCCCAGCGGGGAGAGCGTCCGCGCGACCGAGCACGGCCTGTCCCGCAAGGTCGAGGACCGCCGGCAGGTCGACGGCGAGGCGTGGGAGCAGACGGTCAGGCTCGCCGCCCGCGCGGACAAGAACACGCGGCTGGCGACCGATGAGGAGCTGGAGATCGCCTGGAGCGATGTCGAGGCGCGCAGCGAGGGCGAGCTGGTCGACGCGCTGCTGAAGATGGCCAGCCTCGGCGTGCCCCGCCAGGTGCTGTGGGAGCGGTGGGGCGCCAGCCCGCAGGAACTTGACCGGTGGGCGGAGCTGGCCCGCGCGGAAGCCGACGAGGAAGCGGGCCTGCTCTACGATCCGGGGCTGGGCATGTCGATGGGCAAGGCAGGCCCGCCGCAGGCCCGTGACGCTGCCCGAGCCTGACCCGGCCGCGTACCGGCGGACGCTCGCGGCGGCACGGCGGCGGGTCGCGGTGCTGCTGGCCCGGAGCGCGGCTGTGTTCCCCGGCGGCATCCCCGGCCCGGGCGCCACCCCCGCGCAGTGGGCCGGGTTCACGTCGAAGGCGGCGGAGATCGCCGCGGCGGCCGGTGACCTGGACGCGATGATCTCGCTGCGCTGGCTCGCCCTGCACGCGCTCCGCGCCGGGCACCTGCCCGAGCACCGCATGTACCTGTTCGCGTCGCTGGACGCATACACCGAGGCCGCGCGGCTGGCACGGCTTGGCCGTGAGGAGCTGGCCCGCGAGCAGCACCGCGCCCTGGACGGCATGGAGCACACGACGCCCGGCACGTCCTGCCTGCGCCGGATGCTCCGCGCGGCGCAGGCCGCCGCCGAGGCCCAGGGCCGCAGCGTGGTCGCCGCCGCGTTCCTGTCCCAGGACTGCTTCCGCGGCTACACGCGGCTGACCTCGCCAGGTGCGTGCGCGCTGTGCCGCGCCGCCGCCGCACGCGGGCCGCGCCACGCAGACAGGCCGTGGCCGTACCCGCACCCGAACTGCCACTGCGGCGCGGCGCCGGTCACCGCGCCGCCTCCCGCGATCCGCCCGTCACGCCGGCAGGTCGCCGCGCACTGGGACATGGTGCAGGACCTGACCGCCAGCGCCCGCGCCGCCCTGCGCTGACAGAACGTCCCCGGCCACGTGCCGGGGCTGATGCACCCCCGTGCCGCTGAGGCCGGGGCACCGCCCACCCGTTTCCGCCGAGGAAGCCGAGCCATGCCTGAAGACAGCACCACCACCCCGCCCGCCGAGGGCGGGACACCTGCGGTAACGCCGCCCGCCGAGGGCGACCCTGCGCCGCCCGAGGACGACCTGGCCAAGAGCAGGCGGCAGGCCCGCAACTGGGAGATCGAGGTCGGCAAGGCCCGCAAGCGCATCGCCGAGCTTGAGGCAGCGACCCAGACCGACCAGGAGAAGGCGCTGGCCGCCGCACGCGCCGAGGGAGCCGCCGAGGCCCGCACCCGGTACGAGCAGCGCATCATCGCCGCCGAGGCGCACCGCGCCCTGACCGGGAAGGTCTCCAGCCCGCGCCTGGCCCTGCCGCACCTGGACCTGTCCCAGGTGACCCTCGCCGAGGACGGCACCGTCGACGCGATGGCGCTGGACACGGCGGTCACTGCGCTGCTGGCCGAGTTCCCCGAGCTGGCCAGCCCCGCTGAACCGCATCACGCGGACCTCGGCCCCCGGCAGGCACCAGGCAGCGACGGGAAACACGACCCGAACGCCCTGCTCCGCGCCGCGTTCCGGAGCCACTGAAGGCCCGCACACCAGCAAACGAGAAAAGGAGGCACAGCAGATGCCCATCAAGCCGGTAATGAGCCGCGCCGACGCGATCGCCCTGATCGTGGAGGAACGCGGCGCCGAGGTCGTCCAGCTCGCCGAGCAGCAGTCCGTCGCGATGGCCGCGTTCACCAAGCAGCCCATGGGTACCAGCATCCGGGAGATACCGCTGCTGGAGACCCTGCCGTCCGCGTACTGGCTGGACAGCGGCGACCAGGGCGACAAGACCGGCGCCGCCGCGAAGGACGATGCGGTCAAGCCGACCACCAGCATGAAGTTCGGGGTCAAGAAGCTGGTAGCCGAGGAGATCGCCTGCATCGCGGTCATCCCGGAGGCGGTGCTGGAAGACGCCCACTACGACCTGTGGGGGTTCATCCGCGCCCGCGCGGCCGAGGCCATCGGGCGGGCCGTCGACATGGCCGTCTTCTTCGGCGCGGCCGTCGACTCCAAGGGCACGGTCGGCACCGCGCCCGCCTCATTCGGCGGCGGCCTGTTCAAGATGGCCACCGACAACGACCACGTCCACCAGGCGGCCGAGGACCCCGACATCGGCGAGGACTTCAACCTCGCCATGGCGCTGATCGAGGACGACAACTACAACCCGGCCGCCGCGTTCTGCGGCAACTCCCTCAAGCCCAAGCTGCGCGGGCTGCGGGACAAGAACGGGAACCCGATCTACGCGCCGGGCCTGCGCAACCAGCCCGGTGTCGCGTCCGCCGACGCCGTGTACGGGGTGCCGACCCGGTACTCCACCAACGGCGCGTGGGACCCGACCAAGGCCGTCGCGATCCTCGCCGACCCGCAGTACTGCATCATCGGCGTCCGGCAGGACATCCAGGCGAAGTTCCTGGACCAGGCCACCATCCAGGGCGTCAACCTGGCCGAGACCGACCAGCTCGCGCTCCGCATCCGCGCCCGGTTCGGGTTCACCGTCCTGTGCCCCAAGGGCCTGGGACAGTCCGCCAAGCCGTTCCCGGCGGCGGTGATCAGCCCAAAAGCGTGACCCCGGAGCCGGGACCGTCCGTGACCGGGGTCAGCCCCAGCTCGGGGGCCTCCGCCGGGGGCACCCAGGTCACGATCAGCGGCACCGGGTTCCGGGCCACGACCAGGACCAAGACGAAGGGGGCCAGCAATGGCTAACACGCCAGCAGTGACGTTCGGCGACCAGCCCGCGACCGATGTCGCGGTCGTGTCGGACACCGAGATCACCTGCACCTCACCAGCCGGCACGGCCGGCACGGTGGCGGTCACGGTGACCGCCGGCGGCAAGGATGCCTCGCTGCCCGACGGGTTCACCTACACGGCCTGACCCCGCAAGAGAACCGCCCGGGTCCGCGCCGCCACAGCAGCGGCGCGGACCCGGCGTCATCCCCGGCGCCGCCGCGCGCCGCAACCCAGCACGGAACAGCGAGAGGACACGGGGCAGCGCAATGACCGCAACCGTCAAGTTCGGCACCGCCGAGGCGACCGGCGTCACCGTCAGGAACGACACCACGATCGAGTGCACGACACCGCCCGGCGCCGGCACCGCCGACGTGTCGGTCACCACGGACGGCGGCACCGCCGCCAAGGCCGGCGGGTTCACCTACCAGCCGCCCCCGCCGCCCGAGCCCACGGTGACCGCTGTCGCGCCCGCCACCGGCCCGGCCGCCGGCGGGACCGCGACCACCATCACCGGCACCGGGTTCAAGGAAGGCAAGTAAACCCCATGAGCCGCGTGAGGAACACCGCGTGCGCGCTGCTGACGGCGGCAGCACTGGCCGCGCCCGGCGTCACGGTCAGCGCCGCCCCGCCGCCGCCGCTGGACAGCACGGTCATCAACGACGGAGCCGTGGTCCCCGCGGTACCCGCCGCGCAGCAGGCACCCGCGGTACCGCTGCCCGCAGGCGAGCAGGCCGACCAGGGGTCAGCGCTGCTGCGCCGCGTGCTGGCCGAGGCCCGCAAGTGGACCGGCACCCTGGAAGTCCCCCGCGACTCCAACCGGACGATCTTCGGGCAGGACTACGGGTGGGACGGCGTGGCCTGGTGCGCCATCTTCGTGTCGACCATCTCCCAGTGGGCCGGCGCGAAGGCCGGCGTGGTGTACCCGCGCACCGCCTCGGTGGCTGCCGCCCGCGCGTGGTTCCTGAAGCAAGGCCGGTTCGGCCGGCAGCCCGAACCGGGTGACTGGGTGATCTTCGGCCCCACGGGCGCCGATCATGTCGAGCTCGTCGTGAAGGTCACCGCGACGCAGATCGAGACGATCGGCGGGAACACCAACGTCGGCCCGCAGTCCCACGGCGGCGCGGACGGCGTATACGAGATCCGGTACCTGCGGACCAACCCCGCGATCGACGGCTACGGCCACCCGCTCTACGCCGCCCCCTCAGGCACCGCCGGCAGCGGGCACGGGCCGCTGCCCGGCCCCGCCGGGCTGCTGCCGGTGACCGGCGGCGACCGGGACCGGCTTGCCGTCCTGGCCTGCCTGGGAGCGGCGCTGCTGGCGGGCGGTACCGGACTGCGGTACGCGTGGCGGCGGCGCGGCGCGCACCAGCGGCGCCTGCACGTCATCGCGGCGTGCGCCGCGATCCTTGCAGCGGCAGCCGCCGCCGGGACGCTCGCCGCCGCCCTGGTACTGGCGGCCACGTGAGCGGCGAAGGCACCCGCACCTGGGCGACCGCCGGGGACTGGGCCAGGCGCACCGGCCAGCCGGTCCCCACCGGAGATGACGCGGCCCGGATACAGCAGCTCCTCGACGACGCCGCCGCGCTGCTGGCCCTGCACATGCCCGCCGGGTGCCTGGCCCGCGCCGACGCCGGCGATGAGGCGCTGCTGGCGATCCTCGCCGCGCTCACCTGCGCGCGGGTGACCCGCCTGGAGAACGCGCCGCCCGGCATCGCCAGCGAGAGCGTCGGGTCGGTGTCGGTCACCTACGCCGGCGGCCTCCGCGCCGGGACCGCCTCCGACGCGTCCGCGCTCACCCCGTCCGAGAAGGCCACCCTCGCCCGTGCGTGCGGGCACGGCGGCGGCCTGATCATGGCCGGGATCATCAACGGCGGCGGCACCCGCCGCGACGGCCCCGCCACCGCCGCGCCCCTGCCGCCGTGCCGGGGCTGCTCGTGACCTGGCTGGACGCGCTGATGACCGTCCCGTGCCAGGTCATCACCAGGCACGATCCCGGCGACGGCTCGCCGCCCGCCGAGACCAGCCACGACATGACCTGCTACGCGCAGGTCTGGCACGCCGCCGAGGACGGGCTGGGCCGGGCGTCGGTCACCACATGGCGGCTGTGGCTGCCCGCACGCGCCGCGCTCCTGCCCGGGTTCGACACCTTCGCCGCGATCATCGTGCACGGCCGCCGCCTCGAGGCCGACGAGCCGCCCGTCCTGTACTGCCTGCCGCGAGGCAGCGTCCCCCATCACGTCGAGGTCCTGGCACGGGAAGGAACCGCATGAGAGCGAGCATCGACAGCCGCGCTGTCCGTGACCTGGCCCGCGAACCGGGCACCGGGCAGGCGGTGGCAGCGGCGGCCGCGCAGGTCGCCGCCGCCGCCCGCACGCTGGCCCCGGTACGGACCGGCGCCTACCAGCGCAGCATCGCCGTCCTGCGCCGCAGCGGATACGCCTACGTCACGGCGCGGGACTTCAAGGCGGGCTGGATCGAGCGCGGCGCCGGGCCGTCCCCGGTACGCGGCGGCCGGCCCTTCCCCGCGCGCCGCGTCCTGGAACGTGCCGTGACCGGCCGCGGCCTGCGGTTCAAACCGTCCGCGAGGAAATGAAGGAGCCCCGGTGACCGCTGTCCCGCCGCTGATCCTGGCACCCGACATCGAAAAGCTCATCTCGGCGTTCCTGCGCGCTACCCCCGAGGTGGCCGCGTTCTGCGATGACCGGGTGTACGCCGACCCGCCCGCAGCCAAGCGCGCCTATCCCCTCGTCCTGGTCCAGCGCGCCGGGGGCGGCCCGGTCCTGACCGCGCCGGCGTGGCTCGACCAGGCCATCGTGCACCTGTGGTGCCTGGGCGGCCGGCACACCGAGGCCGAGCGGCTCGCCGCGACCTGCTGCGCCGCCCTCGCGCAGCGGCTGCGCGGCGCGTGGCCCGGCCATGCCGCCGTCGTCACCAAGGTCGCCGTGACCGATTTCGGCTACGACCCGGACCCCGACGCCGAGATCACCGGCACCGCACGGCCCCGGTACCGGGTGAGCGTCACCGTCACCAGCCACCCCGCCTGACCTGACCTGACCCGCACAGCCAGCCCGTCCGGGACTCCCCGGCCGGGTCCGTCAGCAACCCGATTTCCAGGAGGTAATCCGCCATGCCCGCTGCTGCACCCGCGCCAGTTACCGGCGCCGTGACACCGCACGCCCCGTCCGGGGGAACCGAGATCGTCCTGCCCGGCGGCGCCGCCGGCATGCCCGTGGTCGCGGGCAACGGCGACATCTACGTCGCGCCCGCGCTCACCCCGTGCCCCAGCACGCTCATCGCCGAGCCCGCCTCCCCGTGGCGGCGCCTGGGACTGGTCACCGAGGACGGCGTGACGTGGACGCCGCCGAGCGAGGAAACCGAGGAAGTAAAGGCCTGGCAGTCCAGGTACCCGGTCAGGATCGTGACCACCGGCCTGTCCACATCGGTCGGGTTCAGCCTGCTGGAATGGTCACGGACCACGGTCGAGGTCACCCTGGGCGGCGGGACCTGGGAAGACTCCGGTGAGCTGGTCATCTACAAGCCGCCGCCGGCCGGCGCGGCCTCCGAGGTCGCCCTGTTCGTGGCCGCCGTCGACGGCAGCAGGATCTACGGGATCTACCTGCCCAAGTGCAAGGTGACCGAGCGGGACGACATCAATTTCAAGGCGGACGCTCCCGCGGTCCTGAACATGACGCTCGCGATCGTGGGCCAGCTCGGGCTGGACCCGTATCAGCTCGTGTTCGGCAAGGACACGCTGCCCGGCGCGGTAGAGGTGACCGGCGTTGACCCGGCGGCCGGCGCAGCGGCCGGCGGCACCCAGGTCACGATCACCGGCAAGGGCTTCGGGCCTGCGACTCAGCCGGCGGTGCGCAAGTGACCCGCCCGCCGATCAACCTGGACGCCCGGGCCGCCGCGCACCGCGAGGCACGCGGCGAGCCGCCCGCGCTCATCTTCCGGGGCCGCGAGTACGCGCTGCCGGTGACCCTCACCCTGGACCAGGCAGAGGTGCTGAACAACGCCGGGGAGGACATGCGCGCGGTCGTCCTCATGCTGCTCGGCCCGGAGCAGGCCGCGATGTTCCTCGCGTCGGACCCGCCGCCGGACCTGGACGACATGGTTGCCCTGGCCGAGGTGCTGAGCGAGGCATACGGCGCCGACGCGGGGGAATCACTGGCCTCGCCGGCATCCTCGCCGAGCACTGGGACGCCGCCGAGGCCAGTTTCGCCGCCGTCTACGGCCTCCGCCTGTTGAGCGGCGCGAAAGATTCCCATGGTTTGGCCTGTTCGCGTCACTGAACGTACCGACGTACGGTGCGGCTGCAGCATGCTGGTCGGCGGCGGCACCGTACCGATGACGATCCGCC